TCCTTGCCGTACTTGCAGATGCAGTTAACTCAGACAAGTTGTTAGCTGTCAGCAAGTAACTAGCACCAGACACATAAGCCGCCACCCAAGCAGAGCCTGTATACAGACGCATCTCTGGCACGGTAGTGTTGTAGTACAAAGCGCCAGCAAGCAGTGCGTTGCCGTCATTGTCTACAGATGGATCACTTGTTTTACTACCAAGATAGCGATCATCAAAGCTGTCGTATGCCGCCAATGTTGCATCTCTAGCCGCCTCTGCCGCAGTCTGTGCAGTTGATGCATTACTAGCAGATGTTGCCGCATTGGTAGCATTGGTAGATGCATTCTGAATTGCAACAATATTTGTAGCATTTGTTGTAACTGCCGCAGATATACCAGCAACAGTTGTGACATTGCCAGATATGCCTGCAACCGTATTGATATTTGTATTGTTGCCAGCAACCGTGTTAACACTAGCAATGTTGGTGGCCACCGTATTGATGTTGGCAGACTGAGCAATCACTGTAGTCATAGAGTCCAACGCTGGACCATTGACAGGATCACCAGTAGTTTCATCAAATGCCAGCACCTTGCCTTTACGTGATGACTTAACTGGCAATATCATATTGACATCAGTTGGATCAGTGATAGGCGCTTTTAATCCACGGCTGGCTTCTTCTTTAATCTGCTGTGAATAAATAACCAGACTGTCAAACTCATCATTGAGTGTGTTGGCAAACAAGTCACCGCCAGTTACAAAGTCACTAGCGCGCTCAATTGCACGATTACCAACCAGTGTGATCTGATCAGCACCAGTTGCGGCAACTACAAGCGTTACAGAGCCAGTACCATTTGCATTGATAGTAACTGTGTAGTTAGTAGTCAGTGTCAACAGGGTTGTGTTCTTGTAAACAGCAATGTCTGTATTGGTGAGAATCTCAAAACTAAAACTGTACGGACCAACTCCAGCCGAGCCAGAGTAGACAACTCTGCGGGTTACATCTGATATTGGATAACTCATTTATTTAACTCCTTAGTCTTTCGGCTCTCGTTTAATCATATCAATGTGCAAGTCTGCTTTTGCTTTGTTATTAGCAATGTTTCTTTGCATGTCTTGATATACCAGCATTGTTGGTGACTTGAGAGCCTCATCACGGTATGCACTTACTGTTTCAGATAATTTTCCAGCAAGACCAGCAAATGCACCAGCCTTAGTCTCAGAACTAAATGCTGTCATATCGCTGGCTATTTGCTGGCGCAAAGATACGCCATTCAAGGAAACCTTATTCATTGATAGCAACAAGTCAGAATATTCATTGTCATTTAACTTGACATTATCAATAGTCTTACTTGGGTAATTTACGATCATCCGGCCACGCTTGTCAGACAATTCACGCAACTTTGTTGACAAAGCATCGTTCTTCTCATCCTTCATAAAGCTGGCAGACTCAACCTCTGTTCCCCAAAGGTTGCGCTTTGGCTTGAGGTCTGTAGACATCAGCGGAGTGCCGGCCATCCAACTGCGAATGGCAAAGTCAAAGTATTTAACTTCAGATGGCAGGCTTGGATCAAGCGTTACATCACGCTTTGTTGGATCAATAGTGCGCTCAATCTGTCTCAGCATGGCAGAGAATGGCATTGGCACTGGAGCAACGCCACCGGCTAGATTTTGCGTATAAGTTCCAAAGAATTTATTCATAATCTCGCCAGTTTTCTCACCACTAGTATCACGGGTTACTTCTTGAAAAGCATCAAAGAACTTGCCAAGCCCATCCATCATTGGTAGTTGGCCAATGTATTTAAATGGCAATAGCGTTGAGTACAACAGAAGATCGCCAAATGATGCGTCATCGTCTTTTCCGTAGATAGAACCAAGTTCAGCAACAGTTGCGGCAGAACACAGCAAACCACCAACAGGCTCAAGACCAGCGATAGAGTAATAAGTGCCATTCATTTTGACAGAGCATTCCTGCCAGCCTTCATTCTCTTTTAACCATTGACGCTTTTTAGGATCAGATGGGCCAAGGCCAGTAAGCATTCCCTCTGTCGTCATCCAATATGCCGTACCCATAATTGCAGAACCAGCATACATCTTGCCTAGAGCCATTTGACGACGAGCGCCACCGGCCTGCAATTCAGCACGAACTTCCGACATCACGGGAGCAAATGGTGTACGAGAAAGAATCTGTTTTTCAGCATTGATAACAGTCTTGACAAACGGTGCAAGCAAAGTACCTACTGGCAAACCAGTTGGGTTGTCATCAAGTGCTTTGCGCGTAGCCAGTACCCAGTTACCAAAGCCACCCATGTCAGACTGAAGTGATGCTTCTTTTACAGCAAGATCAAGTCTTTCTAAAGTATCAACGCTTGGATTGGTAATCTCATCAGCCATCAACATCATGGCATCATCTGAACTCATGCCATTTTTAATATTGACTGCGGCATCACGTCCAGCAATTCGACGCAGTTCCATGTTGGCCACAAGTGCCTTAGTACCCTCGTCAACAAACAACGCACCACGGAAAGGCAGACGGATAGCTTTACCAGCAAAGTCTGTCATGTGGGCAATGGGGCTGTCTGGGTCTTTAAATAACTTTGAAGTAATGGCAGGGTCTGGCTGAGTATCAATATTTCTACCGACACCGTAGACAGGAGCATCATTCTTGAACGCTTTAGATGCGGCTCTTAATGCATCAATACTTCCAGTGAAGAAGTTTGCCAGTTCAATGGCTGACTCTGCTGTTGACACAAAGTCTTCAGTAACTTCACCACGAGTTTTTGTCCAAGCAAAATCAGTAGCACGGCCAAGTGTTGAAGCAAATGCTGTATCAATTGGGCGCATAAATGACTGGAAAGCAGAACCAAAGAACATTCTTGTAAATGTTGCTGGAGAAGACATGATGGCAGACATCCATACTTCTTTCCACACATTACCAATGACTTGCATTCTTCTGCCACCCTCTTGAATAAACTTTGCTTTTTCAGCATCGTTAAGCAAGTCCATCATGGTTACCATGTTCTTGATGTTCTTAGCACCACCAAGTTCAGCGATCATTGATGTCAATTGTTCTGCATCAATAGCGCCAGCATCATCCTTGTATACACGGGATGCACGTAAGGCACGACCAGCCTCAGACTTTGCCGCTTTAAAATTCATTTGCATAGCGGCATGAACAGTTAACTGATTAGTAAAGTCAACCAGTAATGCGTCATCATTTTTGCCTGTTTCAGCAAGCGCCTTAATTTGCTGGCGCATGTTTTCAATCTTCATTGCAGAAGATTTAATTACTATCTTAGATGCTTGTAATTGTTCTGCGTTATATACAGTTCCTATTTGCCGCTTTAGCAAGTCAGGAGCCATATTCATCTGAGTAGCCAAGTCGTTTAGTTCATCATCACTGATAACACCACGCTTGGCGGCAGAGAACTCACTTGCAAATACTTCCTCAGTCTTGCGGATCACAAAGTCAATATCTTCTGGTGACTTCATGTTCTGGAAACTGATGTCTAGCGGTATATCATCTGGTGCTTCACCAGTGAAATACGCCTTTATCTTGGCGGCATCCACAACAGGAATCAAATCAGGACGCTCTGTTGACGGTAGAACATTGTCAACAACCATTGGCTCTAGCTTGATTACATCAGTCTGGCCTTCAGGCAGTATTGTTGTAGTCTCTGAATCTGGCATAACAGGAGCAACTTCTTGCTTGGCCGCTTTATTGGCCTCCCGTGTAGCCTTTGCTTTCTCAGCAGTGGAAGCCTTCTTCTTGGCCTCAGCCGCCATTGTTGCTTCTTCTTTAAGCATTTCAATGGCATTGGCATTGTCTTTTGCTACTTGTTTAAGGACATCTTTGCTTTTAGTGCCTTGTTTAATAATGCGTACAACGTCTTCTAAGCCAGCAACTTGCACACCTTCTGGTGGAATGATCTGGTCAGACTCAGCGTCTTGTAATGCTGACTCGTTTCCAGTAGGTGCGGGAGCGCCTGCATCAGACATCATTGCCGTTAATCGGTCTTCTAATGGGGCGATAGCCATTATTTAGGCTCCTGCGGAAATAGTGGCATTGTGCCAGATTTTATTGATTTACCAGCCTTTTTTGCAGTGCCAACAGCGGCCTCTACAACACCGGCAGTTCCAGTACCAGCAGGGATTAAACCAGCCGCATCCAACACATCCCACATATCAGGCAAGTTACCAGTGCCAAGAGCCTCAGCAATCCTAGCAACGCCACGCAGGCCGATAACCTCAGACACAGGGGTAGCCTTTAACAAGTCCCCAACAGTGACTTCTACGGGCTTTAAACCCAATGTGGCAGGCACTTCCTCACCAGTAGCAGGATTGATTTGTCTAGGGGTTGGCTTTAAGTCAGTAGGGATTGTCAGCTTTGTGTCTGGGTCAAACCCGCCCGGTATGATCAACTGCATGGTGTCGTACAAAGTAGCACCCTTGTCTACCTGATCTGCCATCCAATTAGCACCTTTTGATATCACTCTTGCAAACGGATTCATGTCTGGCTCAAGACCAACATTAGGTTTGCGTTTGACAATGGCTTTTGGATACATACCAAATGCCGCACCACCATCAGAAGTTACTGGAGATGGACCAGCGGCAACTTGAACTTCCGGCATAGGCGCATCACGCATTCCAAGAAAATAACGCAGGCCAGCCTCTGACTCATAAAACACAGATTCTTTGCCATTACCATCATCATCAAATTCATAACGCTTGTCAGTAGCATCAGCGCCTTCTAGCAAAGCGCCAGCCACACCTTCTGTCGACATATAGAAATCTGCGTGATACAAGTCTGAAATAGTAGGTTGCTTCATGCTTATTCCTCTGCTTGCTTTCTAGCTTTACGAAGGTTTTGTATACCAATCTTGGCCGCACTAATACTGCCTTCATTAGCCTTGTTTTTGACTGCTTGAGCAATTGCCGCGTTAACTGCCGCATCATCATATAGATCAACGTTATTTAACTCTTTTAGTTGCGAACGTACAGCTTCAGCCGCTTTTTCATTTGCAGTTAATAAATATGGCCTGATCAATGTCTTAGCGTTATCTCTAATATCTGAGGCTTTCTTTCTTATTTGCTCTGAAGTTGGATATTTACCGTCTGCATCTGGTGTAGATGCAAATTTACGCAAATCAAGTTCACCAGTATTCTTGGTGTTAATCGCAATCGACTTGCCTTCTTTTGAATTAATCTCAGGTGGCAACATAGAGTTCTGGATGTTTAAAGCCAGTTCAATTTGCTTAACACCCCACGTCACATCATCGCTTGGATTAGCAATGTTTACCACAAATGTTTTGGCAGTATCGTTCTTTAACAAACCAGATTTCTTAGCGGAAATAACATCTTCTACCGTGGCAGTACCAGCAGATATATTGCGTTGAATTGTTGCCAATGTCTGCAAGTCATCCTGCTTTGCACCTTGCGTGTTGTAGTTATCAAGCCACTCACGGGCAGACTTTAGCGTAGATGGGTCAACAGCCAATGTTTGCAATTGCTTAAAGTACTGGCTTGGATTGCTAGACATATACATCTTGCGTAAGATGTCATTAGCATCAAATTGCTCTGCCGCCAAGAATGAATCTCTTGAATTCTTTTGGAAAGTAAATTGCTCAATAATGGATTGTCTTGTCAGCTTTTTCTGATCACTACCCATGCTGTCCCAGATAGGTTGCATCTTTCCAAAGTCACCAGCAAGAATCTTGTTTAACTTGTCAACACGGTTAGCACCAAAGTCCTTGGATGTAGCGTAATCAGAGATGACGTTTTTCTTTGCTGATTCAGCAATGATCATCGCCTTTTCCCAAATCTCATTGCTTCCACCCAAGATACCAACAGAGTCTGCATACTTTTGCAGTTTGCTGTTTAGCATTTTTGTGATATCAATTGGCTTTCCAGTTTGTGGATCAATAGAGTCAATCTGATACGTCATTATGTCTTCTAGTTGCTTACCCAATGTAGGCAACATAGCTGTGTACTCAGCCTTCTTTTGACCAAGGAAAGTTTTTAACTCTAGTTCTGAAATCTTTTTATACGATGTGCTGGCAACGCTGGCCAAAGAAGCACGATGCTTCAATGAGTACTCAGGGCTAACAGCAATCATTGCGGCAGACTGGCCATCCATCAGGTCAGCCAGACGTTGCTGTGCTTGCACCTTTGTAATCTGACCCATCTGGAAATTACGCTCAATCGTGTCAGCCTCTGCGTCTGCCTTTAAAAGCAACTCAGAAGATAAGCGTTGGGCAACTACGCTTTGATATGTCTCTTGGAATACAGCGCCAGCACCCTTTACTTTGAGTGCGGCAGGATTAGAGATTGCCTCATTTAACTGAGCATTTGTGGGAGGATTCTCCACAGCGTATTTAATAGCCTGTTTCTTGGCTTCAGTAGTAGCAGACTCTTCTGCATACGCAAACATGCGATCTAGATTCTGACTTAACTGCGACAAGCCCTGTGCCTGCACTTGTTGTGCAACTGGGTTGATGCGCGGCATATCAGCGTACTGAACGCCTAGATTTTGATAGCGTGGTAGATCAGCCATTTAACTCCACCAATCTTTAGCAGGAGTAGCAACTCTCTGCGATCTATAGTACCCAGTGCCAGCAGTGGCAAGAGCATTCATAGTTCCAAGCGCCTCAGCCGCTCTAGCACCAGATTGCAGACTCTGCGACTGTGCCAAGCCACCATAGATAGCCAACTCAGCATTCTCTTTTGCCATACCAAACTCAACACCAGCCTTTTCAGAACTAATCTCTTGCAATGTCATTGGACTGCCGGTATCAGGGTTTACACCACCAGCGGCCGCACGGGCGCGTATAGCACCGCGAATTTGTTCTTGTCTATCAAGTACAGCAATTGCCTGTTTGTTGTAATTCAAAGCACCTTGTCGGCCTTGTAATTCAGCCTGCTGTGCTTGTATTCTCATACCAATAGCCTGCTGTTGGGCAGACAATAGCGTACTGGTAGTAGATACAACAGCGGCCGCAATCATTACATACTCTGCCATTATGTGCCTCCGTATATAGAAAGTTTGTATTCAAGACCTAGCAACGTCATTTTGAGCGGCAAGTCTTGGCCAATTGTAATTTGTGCATCTTGGTCATATCCCAAAATTCCACCAACTTTCTTAGTACCAGTAAACGATGGCATAGCATTATCAAGAATGTCAACAGTGTCTAGCGTCCTGATAGGAACTAGATTGCCATTGATTTTCAAATGCTGAGTTTCATACAGCAAAGCATTAACTTCAATAATGCGCTTAACAAAGCCAGTACGCACACCCGCGGCCAATCTTGGCTCTACCGGCAATGTCTTGATAGACACGGTAAACGGCAATCCAACTTCATAACTTGTTGTGCTGGCGCGGTCAAAGGTTACTGATCCACCACCACTTACCACCTCATCAGACAACACACTTCCATCACAGATGACGTTTAGTGTTTTACCAATATGAGGAAGACTGGTTGCAGTAGCCGAAGCGCCACCAGAGAACGCACAATCAGTGAACTTGGTAGTATCAAACACCTCAACGTAGTACTTGTCCACGCTGTTAAACGTGCGCTTGACAACAACATAGATGTCTTCAATGTCAACACCAACGTCTTTAAACAGACCATCAGTGGTAATTCTGCTTGGTGCTACCACCTCTTGCTGGCGTAGGATTGAGTAAGCCGCCATCGTGCCATCGCCATTGAGCAAGTACAAGGTATCAGACTCTTCCGTAGAAGTAGCCTTACGCAACGCCAACTCTTGTGGGCTGATGATCAAATGGCTAGACAATAAGCTAATGCTTGTGCTTATGTATGACAGCGTTGTATCGCTGAACGTAAACTCATTGAGTGCTTTGCCTTGGCGCTGTATATACAAAGTACCAGACTGCAAGATTTGAACTCGTATGCCTTCTCTAGAGCCACTACGGCTGACAGAACGAACAAAGAAGTTTGCAGGCGTAATAGGCTCTAGTCCGTTTTGCGGAACATAGAACTCGCCACCAGTAGTAAACACTTGCAGATCACGGCCAGAAATAATGTCCGTAATGATGTTCAAACTGTTGGTGTCTAGCGTTGCCTCAATCGCATCGTCATCGTAGGCTTGATCAGGCGTAAAGTCAAAGAACAAGTTAACTTTGCTACCCCAAACGGTAGACGGACGTGACTTAGAGCCGCCAAAGTACAAGCGTCCCTCATGGAATGTGCAAGTACGTGGCCAGCCCTTGGTAGAACTCCACACATCTTCATAGCCAGACTCATACTCCCATCCACCAGAAGCCATTGCACTGGTATCAAAGAACGGAACTTCAGTTACAGCAGACACAACAGTACCGCTGGTAAAACCAACAATGCGCGCACGTCCCTGCACACCTCCATTGACATACTGACCAACACTGCCAGACGTAAACACACTGCTTCCTGCCGTTAACGTGATGCTTCCAGATGTTGCAGACGGAGTCAAAGTAGACGCTGGGTTGCTAGAACTTACGGTATAAGCATACTTAGGAATGCTAGTAAAAGAGATGTTGCTAACAGTCCAACTGGCATCTGTACCGCCACGAACAATCGTAATAGGGTTAATGTCTTTGTGCGTAATGATCAACGTATCAGCAGATTGCGTCCAGCACATGGTAGACAAGATGCTACTGGTAACAGCAGTAACCACCAGATATGGGTTGCCAGTGCCATTGATGTTTGTAATCAGGGTCTTGTCTTTAAATATATACATACGCTGATTGACAAATATCAGCATGTAACTGTCGTCTACGTTAAATTCAAATGGCACAGACCTAGTACCACTAGCAGGACTAGCCGCACTTGGAATCTCAACTATGTATTTCAGACCACCACGACGACGAACACCGCCTTGTGGTTGTACAAGAACATTAGTTAAAGTCTCAGCACCATTTTGGTATTGTTTTAAATCAACACGCGCTCTTAACAGTGGATCAATCTCACCACTGCTAAAGTTTGTCTGAATGCTGACAAGTCTTGTCATCAGTTTCTCACAGCAATCAGGGTAAAGTCTTCAAATGCAACAGTTGTATTGCCTTGTCCATCAATAACCATAGCAGTGCGGAAGTAACCACCGCGGCCGTTCTCGCCCGGTGTCCCAATCGCAGTAATCTGCCATTGCTGTGTCTTTGTAATCTGGTCAGTAATAGGATCAGCCAAGTGCCAAGCCACCATGTACTTGAGCAACTGGATGAAGTACGAAGGCATCTCAGCCTCAGTAGGAAGATATTGGTAATCAATAACCACAGTCTCTTGGTTTGTCAGTAACTTATCACCTTGGATAACCCACTCAGTGTAAGTACCAGCACCGACAGCAGTAGAGTTATACACACGACGAACAGTACCAAGTCTGTCAGACGGTAATTGATATTCGTATTTGTATTGGTTAACAGGCGTGTTAATAGTGCGCGCTAACTGGACTTTCTTAAAAGAGAAAGACCAAGGAAAAGATTGCAAGGTAGATTTTTTAATGTCAGGGTAGAGTCGATCACAGACGTTTGCTCCATCCGTACCCTCATTAAAAGATGAGATAGGAGCCGCGCCAAGCAAAAGCAAGGCATCAGAACATACTTTTAGATCGGTATCACCACTTGCCATATATCACCTCAAAATGTGAGAAAGGCCAACCTCCAGATAACTAGAAGTTGGCCTGTTCACTTAACTACTGATTAATCAGTATCAGTTGCTGTAACTGTCACACCGTCAGTGATGTCAACCACGCCAGAAGCGTTGCTGACCACATAAGCAGTAGACATAACTGGTGTACCACCAGTGGCGCTGTAACAGAAAACGATGTCACCGACTCTCAACACTGATGCGACAGAGTTGAAGTAGCCAGAAACACGAATTACTGATTGAGCGTCAGTTGATGAATAGCTATAAATAGCTGGTGCGTTGCCAGATTTAGACTGGCCACCGATAGCGTTAAAGCCTGTTGCTGAGAATGCCATGATGTGTACTCCTTATTCTGTACAAGTAATGTCAACGCAACCACCAGCATCGATAGCAATAGCGCCAGCACTGAACATAGAAGCTACTAACCATGAGGTTTTCTCAGGCACGTAGTTGATTTCACTGCGGATTGCCATAGACTCAGCCATGCCGACTGCCATCTTGTGGTATGCATACACCTTACGGGTAGAACCAGAACCACCACCAGTTAAACCACCTTCAGTGCGGTCACCAATGACGTTAAAGGTAAAGCCCATGAATGTGTTGATCTCACCTTGTACCAAAGCCTTGACTGTATTAAAGTCAGAACTGGTAACTGATGTCTCAGACAACAAACTGGCCAACTGTGATGCATGGATCAACATATAGCGGTCTTCTGCTGGTACGTTTGCAGTGTTTAGCAAACGTGAAGCTTCACGCAATTTAGCCATGTTCAAGTTTGTACCAGCGCCACCGATGCTAGTAGCAACTGTCAAGCTGGTGCTTGATGCGGCTAATGCGTCAATGATCATCTGGTCTGAACGACGGCCAATAGCTTTAGCAACAACTTGCACCAACTCTTGGCGCTCGTCAAAGTTAACTTTAGCTTGGTTGAAAATGTCAGAGTACTCAGCCGCAATGTAGTCTGTCAAAGTGACAGTTGCTTGTGAATAAGTGACGTTGAGTGGGGTGATATCAGTCTGTGGTACACGAACTTGTGCAACGCCAGAGCCGATCTTTGGGAACTTATGTGTGCTTGCAGTAACGCCAGTACGCAGACGGACAGTGTTACGCAAGACAGCATCACCTTGATACGCTTGTTTAACTTCCGTGTCGAACAGGGTTACAAAAGCATTAGAGATACTAACTGCCATTGTTTTCTCCTAGAAAACGGTTGATGAAATGTTTATCGCCAACGGTTGTCCAGAAAACTCTGGGCCAAGACTTGTGCCTTACAGCGCACCCCTGAATAGACTACTATCATTACTGGCCTTGCGGTTGTCAGTGTTTGCATTATAAGCATTTTGTAAGTTTGTCAAGAGGGTATTTAAAAATATTTCATACCTACCACAATCAGCACAACTCCTGCGCTCCCTGCCAGAAGTCAATTCCGCTTGACTAACCTTACCGCCACATGGACATATCAGCATCTTTTCCCTTAATTGCTACTTGGTGAATGTTTGAGCAAAGCGTAGCCTATACCGTGTCAGAACACAGCATCGCTACGCTTGGATGAATTGCTACTCGGAGCCATGCCATCGCATCACGCTGAACAGACTTATATGGATTGAGGCGCATACGCGAGGCTCTATCCACTACCACCCGGCTCTATTCTTAGCCCACCGCCCCTGCTTTGGTTCGCTCATGTAACAGGGTTTTTTAAGATTCCACCACCGACGTACCGCATGGATTCCGATTTATCGTGGAAGAAACAAAAAAGCCGTTTACAACTACGCTCTGGTGGAAGTCTTTCTTAAATGATCTACAACAGTCACTTAAAAAAGACAGAACGTATGTGTAAACGGCTTCATCTTTGTCACCTTCCACAGTAACAGTTTGGATTGTACATAAAAAAAGCCCCCGCGCAAGCAGGGGCTAAGTCTAGAAGGAATATCCATGAAAACTGACTTACGCCAGCCCCCTAACCATACCTCTTTTCAAAGAGTTTTTCAACCTTTGCACGGTATCCAGCATCAACTTTATATTTAGGATCGGCAACCATGCTGGACAATTCCTCATCAGACATAGCAGTTTCCCCGCTATTCTTCAAAGTTTCTACTGGTACACGGCCTTCGTAAGTCTCACGTAACTTCATCAGAGCCTTCATGCCCTGTGCTGTGCCGCCCCAGACCTTGTATTCCTCAAAGTCATCTCCTGACCAGATACCCTTTTGTACCATGCCACGCGCCCAAGAGGTCATATTGCCAATGATGGCATCTGCATTAGGACCAAGGGCTTCACGCTCTTTTTTGGCTGATAACTGGGCTTGCTGGTTATTACTAGCCCCCATAGATGTAATATCTTTGGCTAAGTCTTCAAAAGCTTGCTGGCTGATGCCATACTTTTGCGCCCATCCAAGGTAAGACTGGACAACTGGATCGTCCTGATTTAGTCCTTCAAGGGCTTCTAAGTTGTACTTTCCGCCTTCAGGAGCCTTGTGGCCGCCTGCCCTGAACTTCTTTTCTAGTTCTACGTAGGATTTACTAATTCCCTCTAGATCAGGCTCCGCTTTGTCTTTGTTCCAGAATTTCTCTGGCCAGAAGTCTGGTCTGTCTAGGGGTGTATCGTCTTCAGTGCCGGCTGGTTTCTGAAGATGTTCGATAGTGGATTGCTCTTGGCTACTGGTTGTCGGCTGACTGGGGTCTTCAACAGACACGCCATCTAGCAGGCCAGAGTTGTCATTTGCTTCTTCACTCATTAGGTTTTTGCTCTCTTAATACGGGCTTCAATTTCACGGATGACAGTGTTCTGTCCAGACCTCCAATGCCCAAAGGAGTCCTCCGCACCGGGTTGCCAAGTCGGTTGTTCAAGAAACGTCTGTCTCAACCAACTTAGCACCTTCTGTCCCTCATCCGTAGCAAATGTTCTTGCTATCAAGAGGTTTATATCAATATGCTTCTGATCTAACTCAATGGCTTCTGTATCGCCTTCTAAGTCTTCCCACCCGCTCATGCTGGCGCTCCCATCTCAGGCGCTGGTAAAGCAGGCTGGCCACCGCCCTGTTGCGTTTGTTGCACTTGTTGAGCCATCTGAGCCATGTTTTGCATCATTGCCGCACGTTCCTCTGCGCTGGCGCGTACTGCCGCAGGCACACCAAGTTTGTCAGCAATGTAATCAATAGCCGCACCAGCCTTAATAGCCATCTGGCCTTCTGGTCCAAGCCCTTGAGCAATCTGCATAAACTGCATGATGTTGTTGATCTCATCCATGTTCTGCGCCATAGCAAGCGGAGATACAGGAGCAACTCTCACTTCCAAGCCATTGACCTTTAATGGCAGATCAATCATGCCATCATCATCCATGACTTCCAATATCTTGGTTACCAATGGAATCATGGTTTCATTGATCAAGCGGCCAAAGGCAGAGCCTAAGTTCTGAGCCAACTCCTTCATGCGCTCAACCACCTCAGTGGCCGATCTTGCACTCATGTTGTCTGGCGGCAGGCTCTCATCTAGCAGGGTACGCTTAATAGATTGCACCAAGTCATTGATGACCAACTGAGAGATGTTGAAGTCACCAGCACGGGGTAGAGGTTTCAAAGCCTCGCCTTGTGGACCACCGTTACGGGCAACGGGGATGATCGCTCCGGGCGTGATCTTGATGGTGGCTGGGTTTAGTACCCCATCATCAGCCGCGGTATATACACCAGTGATAGCAAGGGAAGCGTTTTTCAACAGCAACTCTTTGGTTTTGTTTAACGTCTTGATATCTGGCAACGCAGTCAGCACTGGACCACGTCCGTATATCTCGCCTGCCACCTTCATGTAACGAGACACTACCCACGGGCTAGTCTTTTTCTTGCGATAGACAAGCATGGACTTAGACTTCTCATGGAGAACGTAGTAACCAAAGTCACCTCTGTCATAGTTGTAGACAGTAGCTTCAATTAGATCAACTTCTTCTGTTGGCTTATCCATGATTTGTCTTTGCAAATCAGCAGGGATATCAGCATCTTTCCACTGTTGCTGGATAGATTCGCCCTTGATACGCATCTTGCGATAGACGTTATCAACTTGGCCATTAGCGCCTTCTTCAAAAGCCACCAAGTACTGCGGCACAGGAATGAAGTTAATCGGATTAACAGCATCACCCTTTTGCACCAGCATCACGGCTGTACCAACGGACAAGTCCAGCAAGAACTCACCCATAGCAATATCAAAGTTGGATTGTTTCAATACGGCAAACATCTTGTCGCTGTACATATCCAGTATGTTTTGCGCTTGTGATCTGCGCTCCATTGGTATCTCAGAACCCGGCTCCAGTCTGCACCACTTGCGCTGTGGCGGGAAGATGCCAGACTGCAAACGGTTAGCAAAACGCTGTGTAGAGTTAATGGCCGTCGAGTCAAACACACGACTCATCTTCTTCTTGCCGCCTACTTTGCCTTCGTACTCTCCACCGTATAGATTACGTTGTGGAAGAGCAAACTCCATAGCATCTTCATAGAGACTACGAAAATCATCTTTACGTGCCTGAGCAATCTTGTGTCTTTGCAAGATTTGCTCTACTGTCATTTTTTCAGCCATATTAGTCTTTCTTACTTGCTTGGTATCTTTTTAAAATTGCTCTTCCTTTGGCGGCCAATCTAGAAGCCGCATCAGCGGTCTTTGGTACTGGCTCCCCCCATGCGTTTGCTGAGAGAGCCAGCCTTGTTGGCTTACCGTTTTTGTCAACCAGTGGACCGCTTGGGTTAGTGAAGAATCGAGTCAAAAAAGATCCCTTGCGTCTAGCGTCTTGCCCTGTTGGGTTCGATGCTTTAACGCCTGCTTGTAGGTTTTTACTCTCGCCAGATCGCTCAAACTTGCGCCTGCCAGCCTCAGTCAAACCACCTTCAGGGTCTTTGTATTTGCTCATTTCTTTTTTGCGGCATTCATGTTGTCAATTAAATTTGGATATGGGCGACCAGACCTTCTGGCACTTGCTTGTGCTGATTTCTTTTCGCCTGAAGATAGTTTCTTTGGCTCACCAAGATTTTTAGGTCTTGCGCGTTCCCATATTTTTTTATTCATACTCATCTGATTCCTCCATCTCATCATTGATAGGACCACCGACTAACCATGAATCACACGTTCTAGTGCCTGCACACTTGAAGTGGAATAGTTCGCAAAATCCTAGTTGTGCTGTTTCAATCACATCTTCGTCGTAGCCAGATTCCTCTTCTGGATTCTTGGCTTCTATGCCTGCCTTGATGCAATCAAGCATTTGAGTTGTTTGTATAAATGCCGCACAGTTACCACAGCGCATTCCCTTGGCTTCGTCTATGTTTGTTGCCCAGATAACAGATTTTCTAAGCCAGAATGTTTCGTTGTTTTTTTCATCATTTGGATTTGCTGGACCGTATCCAACATTTGCAAATGCCCAGTCTCTGTTTTCCAGATTGGTCAGGATATCGCGTGTGGCCAATGGACATTGATATGTTTCTTCAATGTCTTCGCTTTCAATCATGTTTCTTGTTGCCATTATTCGTACCATTCAAGTGTTAAACAGGCAGTATGGGATGTGCCGTTTATGTTTGTTAATCTAAACAAATAATTAGTCAATGGCTTTAAGACATATTCCAATGTTGAAGAAGAGCCACCACCAGCTTTTTTACCTGATCCACCCGGAATAATCTGTGCATCAAGTTCAGTACCAAGCGATACAACCGTTGGGTTTACAACCATTGCAACTTCACTTGGATTGCTTACAGCATAGTTACGATTACGATTTATTGGAATAAAAGAAGTACCGCCAGTAGTAGATGTACCTTCATACATATACAACTCAGCATCTCCTGCACACATACCATCAACAGTTACGTGTGGATATACACCTGATGGAGATGCCAACACAATATCAATACTTGCATCAGGAGCTAATTTAGCTGTATCAGGTGCAATCTTGTATGCATAGTACGCACGTCCATCATGGTTGCGTTGATGATTTACATCAACAACAATCATTGGTGCGTCAGCTCCAGCAATGGCAAACGTGCCATCATTTTGTTTTTGAACTGGAGTTACAAAGCGTGACTTAGTTGTAAACGACTCTAGTTCTATAGGCGTGATGGCCATTATTTCTTCGCGGCTCTACGCGCCTCGCTCAAGGAAATAGCAATGGCTTGTTTCTCACTCTTGACAACAGGACCGCCTTTTCCAGAATGCAATGTGCCAGACTTGTACTCGCGCATGACCTTGCCAACTTTCTTTTGGAACTTGTCTTTTTTTTCCATGATCAGCCGCCCAAGGTAGTTTGAATTCCAAGTTCAGAGTCGGCACGTTCAGTAGACAGCAACATACGCTGGCCACCACCACGTCTTTGGATGATGCGCTCTTGTGTCTTTTTAGCAAGATCACTTTCTTGCACTTTTACCTTAGCTTCTTGTTCAGCAACTTTGGCTTCTGCCTGAGCAATCCTTGCGCGGGTAGATGCACCATCATCTATACCAACCGCTTTGCGAACCACATTGGTCATATCACGTCCTTGACATTAAATAGTAGTCAGAACCGTCCGGACCGTATGATTTCATCATTCCATCAATAGTGAAACCAAGCACAGTCCCCCATCTAACGGCTCTCATGTCCGCGCATCTTACAGTAATCTGGACACGATGCAAGTTTTGTGATATCACTCTGAAATCAATGTAGTTTATGGCGGCACGGGTAAGCGTTTTCTTGTATTCACGCCCTCGCTCCTCCATGTACAGCCATATTTCCTCTACCCCATTCCAGATATGTACTGCACCAAAGCAGGCAACTGGACGGCTATGTTGTATCGCTGTGAAAGCATCTCCATGTTTGGCCTGCATGAGCATCATCTGGTTGACGGTCAGCCCTTTGGAGACTATTTGATCGCCACTTTGCGTGGTTCGCAGGCTCATCAGGTGAGCCTCATGGAATGGAACGAAAGATATTGCTGGATGTATGGGAAAACTAGGCAAAGACATCAAAATCTGAGTTTGTGATGGTGCTGGCTATGAATGGCAGGCCACTTGGCTTGGTTGAACCTCTAGTTAGATGGCGATATTCACCGCCACCGCACATCAAATAGCCAAAAGCGTCGCCAACGTGGCTATGCTCATTTTTATTTGGGGTGTCTCTGAAGCGTTCATGGCCTGCACCTACGGCAATGCGCTTAAAGTGGTAGCCACCAGAGAGGGATTTGCGTAAAAGCTTGCAAGATTTGTTGACAAGGAGGCCGGGCTTGCCCTGCACCATCCGATTCATTGGACTTGCGGCCGCCTCTCTACGTGCTTTGAAGTCATTGGTTGCCGTAGGCTCTGCCCTTAGTCCCAAAGAGCGCAGATACTCAAACGCTGTAGTCTCATAAATGGCATCGCGTTGCATACCAGCGGGGTCACCCCAGATGCGGACATCGTATTTGGGAAACCTAGTCTGTAATTCAGCCATTAGGGTTTGCCCGAATCGCTCTAATCCCATATCAAAGGTGACGATCTCATGCAGAACACGCCATTGGCCGGACATTGTGCGCTGGCCAAACACTGCGGCAGGGGTTAAACCAAAGTCAAGACCTACCTGAATAGACAGATTTGGGTCTGGTTCGAGTTCAGCGGACATGATGTTGTCGTCGTACTCTGGCCAGACGGACTTACCATCTTGCACAAAGGTGTATTTGCCTTCTGCGTAGCACCGAATCCAGTCTAGGGTTTTACCGGCCAACTGCTGGAGGTAGTAGCCAGCGGGTAGGTTCTTGATGTTTTCGGCTTTGGGGTTGATCTTCCACCATTTGCCAGATGCAAATATGTGATCGTTTGCTTCAGGATTTTCTGGTAGTTCATCGCTATTGACTTCGAGGACACCGCCTGCCTGTTTAAAGAATTTCCAAGCATACTTTCCTGTTATCGGTTCTTTCTCTGCGATCCTGTGCCACCAGTGATCGTCGTCCATTGGGTTAGTATCCATCCAGATGCCGTGCCATGTGGCTCCGCCATCACGCTTTGTTGGATACCGGCCAACGCGGTGGGTAAGTCCGTCGATAACTGCTTTGGGTAGTTCTTTGGCTTCGTTAACCCAAGCGCCTGTGAGTTCAAGCGAAAGCAACTTGCGGACATCTTTAGGCTGGTCAAGAGCCAGAAATATAACTTCGCAGTCAATCCCTGCCGCGTCACCTCTGGGTGGAAGTTTGATGTGATGTGTGATAGGTGGCGTGTGTAGGATTGGTCCATAGACGTTCTCTGGAAACAGATCAGCCCAAGTTTTGAGCGTGGTAGTTTTTAATTCAGGGTAGCTGTTACGCACAATGACAAACCGGCTATACCGGATGCCGTCTACTGGGCTAGGCTTTTGTTGTACAGCTTTGACCATGATCTTGGCGGCACTGACAAATGACTTGCCAGAACCTACTGGTCCCATGATGCCGGTTACAAAGGCATTGCTTTGCAGGAACTTGAAGGCTATGGGGCTAGAGCGTAGATCAATGTTCAGGTTTGACAGGGCAAATTCATTACTCATACTTTGGCTCCGCATCTTCTGGTGCTTGGATGTTGATGCCAATCACACTAGGTTTCTGTCCGTCATCAGGAGTATCAAGTAGGCCACTGGCCTTGGCCAATATACGCAGTACTTGTACTTTGTCAAACAGTTCAATGTCTATAGTGGCGTTTCCCTCTTTGTCTACGCGCTGGCTGATCTTCTTAATAGATTGCAGGGCGTGTTCAGGAATCTTGTTGCTGGCCTTGACACGGACATTACCCATGTCATCCCACTCCATGATGTCTGTAATCTTTGTGTTTGCCATTGTGAGCAAGCTATAAGCGACTGCTTCACGGTTGGCAACAATAGTTTGGCTACGCTCAATACGCTGGACAACATTACGAACTCCACCCCAGCCGCGGACGGAGGGGTAAGAGCCGTTAGATTTCTTCTCTACTTTCTCAGTCATCAGAATGGGATGTCGTCATCAGGCATTGGCTGATAGGCATTAGCCTTTGCCGCACTGTGAGCGGGGACTGGCTTCATAGGCACATCCCCACGCTCTTCAACGGGATTACCCAGTTTCAGGCTAAAGTAGACATCACCAGTCTTTTGATCAACATTGCGCCATGCAGATAGCCAATATTGTTGTCCAGTGGCATCCGTCCACTTACCAGTTAAATCAGGATGAGACTCTTTTTCTTTGCGTGGATTCTTACGTAAACTACCCTTGGCTTCCATGTTTATCTCCTTTAAGAAAGCTGTTGAACAGGAAGTAAATGCTATCACAGTGAAAGTATTGCAAGCAACATTTATTTGTGGCATAGTGCAGTACATGGGGCCATCACTCAGCCCTCCAGAAGGCAGGCAACATACCGACTGGGATAAACGTATCGAACTCATTGGTACTTCTAGTAGGAAACGAACGGGGACACACAGGTGAGGTTAGTGTCTGACCAGCACTAATAGATTAGATAAACAAGGTGTTGCAACGCTAATAGCGTTATCTCTCACTTTTTTTAGTGAGTGCCATAGTTCGTCTGCCAGCCGTCAGTGCTAACCAAGCTAAAGTTGTCCATCAGGCATGGATCGCCTGCGATACATCCGTGACTGTGGTCAACATGCTGGCTAATGTCCTCGTACTTTGTACTGCGGGTGGTCAACATGCTAGGCTAATCTTTGTTTATCAATAAGTAGCGGCAAGTACGATTTCTAGAAAAAAATTGTGTATGACACCCCTACGCACAAGGGGGTGGGTGGGGGGGCATAAGGTGCTTGTGGCGGAGCGTAGCGAAATAGGATTACATGCACCCCTATCGATAATGGTACAAATATACCTAGCGCCTACTTCATACAATCACCATTATGTAAAGTAAGACTAGGCTAGTAGTTCTTTTAACTTACTTTGCACCTGTTCCAGCGTAGGGTTAGGATCGCACTGGCTTATAACGTGAGCGAGTAAGTCTATGCCTACAGTCCTTTGTAACTGTAATACTTGCTCTTCAGTTATTGGCTTATATAACTTGTCGTTATAACTAACCCCTTCCTTTAGATTACTATCCGCTGTATTCAATACTGAATTGTCTTTTATCTTAGCTTTGCGCGACATTGTGGCTCCTTTGTGTTGCTGTAGTTTACTTTCCTGCTGGATCATATACGGGGGTTTTTCCCCTGTGTTAGCTACTATTTCCTGTACTGATAACTCACTGTTATAAATAATCTGTCTAGTCTGAGCGCGCTCCCCAGCGTACCCTTTGTAGAGTACTCTCACGTACTTCTTAGCTATTAGCTGGCGCGTGAGTACGCTGGCTCTGTTTATCTTCACCCCTAGATGCTGGCCTACTTTGGCCAAGCCTACCCACGTCAGTCCGCCCTTATTGGCATAACTGCATAACACCATGAGGGTGCGTAGTTCCATCGGGGTGAGTGTTCTGTCCGTGGCCGCTCTAATTGGCACGACAGTAAAAAGCCTTTGATCCGGTGGCTGTTCCCTTTGCAGTATGCGTGGCTTTTTAGGTAACTTGATAGGGGTGGCTTGCATGGCCAGCATTATGCCAAGCAATAAAAAAGCCCCCGTAGGGGCTTCAATTAAGCTACTTGGCGAGCTATTCGTCGCCTGTCCTTTAGGGTACGCACTGCCCTGCTAATTATGCTTTGTGTACAGCCTAATCTTTCGCTGGCTTGTACTTGTGTCAGGCCATTGCATAGCACCAAGTAAGCCCCCAGCGTGGCCACGCTGTCCGGCTTTAATCTTGTAAGCTGTTTAAGGGTTTGGAATTCTTGACTTGTCATTGTGTCCCCAGTAATAGCTTTTTAAGCTGTGGCACTGTCCGGCCGGTTAACTTGGCCAGCTCCGCCAGCGTTACATTTAAGTGGCTGTCGAAGTACTCGATTATTTGATTGTCTGTCATTGTGTATTCCCTTAAATTGTGCAACAGCCACAGCACGGGGCATCAATGCACCGGCCCTGCTTGTTGCGAATGAATGAATTATTTCCTATGCTTATCAGGTAAGAACCATGCTTATCCGGCACGATATCAAAGTCTCCCGGCTCCCCGTACCATGTTTTACGGGTTACCGTATCAAATAGCACGTCATCGCCTGCCCTTATTGGCGCGCCTGATATCGCGCACCGGCCATTGAATTTAGCTTTAATCGTTTTTATCATGCGGCCACCTGCTTAAGCATAATTACTTTAGACATTTTCCGGCCATGCGCTGGGTATGCTATTACTTTGATTTTCTTATCCCAGCAGGCGCGACAGCCTGAACACTTGCCGGAATTCTCATAAGCCCTGCAAAGTGTCATCCCCCGTTTTACGTCATCCGCTGTGGGTACTATCACGCTACCATGTAAGCCTTTGATGTACTCACCCTGTACGCTGTCGCTGGAAAACCTGACCGATACATTTCGCAAAGCTTGCATTTCGGCCAGCACAATCTTAAATTTTGGGAACTTGTGCATTCTTGTGGGCAACCAGTGTTTAACCCACGGTGTCCGAATCATTACTTCAAGAATTTTCTCAGCCAGAGCCAGCGTATAAATGTCTCCGCTGTCAAACCAGCGCCAGTGTGTATCGCTGGCCAGCTCGGCCACCATATCATCAACCCAGCCTAATCGTTGCCAGTCCTGCTTGTTGTGAGCGCGTGGGGCTTTCACGTTTGGATAATTATAGTTCCCTGTTGTTGCGTAACAGCCCTTGCAGGCATCCACAAGCACACCGGGAGCCGATACACTGCCGGGGCATGTCTCCAGCGCCTGCAAAGACCACGAGCGAATATTGTCAAGCTTTGATGTAATGCTAATTTTGATCATGCTGTCCCCCTTATGCTGTTAACCAAATAACCAGCAGGGCAACAAAGCCAAGCACGTATATAACGCGATCATATAGTTCTGTTTTCATGGCTTACTCTCCTTTGAAGATTTGGAAATAAGCCACTATTGCAAACGCGACAGCAGATAAGATTGTGACGTTAGCTAACAGTTCCGAAGGCTGGCCAATAAGTATTGACGCTGAATAGCCAAGCAAGCATATGATTGTTTTTGCAAAAAAGTATATGCTCTCAATGTAATTACTCATACTGAAATTCTCCATAAGTAGGTAGGTTTTTCAAATCACTAGGTGCAAAATCGCTCCCAGTGCCAATAATATAACGCGCATAAGTACATTATGAAATAGGGATAAACCCTAGATTATGAAAATAATTGTATTCAGGGCTTGACAATGCTTCCCTTATGTCCGCATCACGTACACAAAGCCACCTATACGCGCCAGCACTGGCCGGATGTACTGGCCTGCCCGCCTGCTTCATGCTGGCCTGCTTCCCTAAAATTACCGCTGTAATACTGAATCATTACACTGTAGTACCTTCGCACTACAAAGCATAGATATAGCGATCCGCTGGTGTCGGGCGCTGGAAAATTCTCCAACTATTGGCTATGTGCTGGAAAATCCTCTTCTTGTATTTGCCGCATGTATTTCCTAATACGCTCAGGCGCGCCTGCCCCATAGAACTTTTCAGTACGCGCCAGCGCATCACGTACCCACTCTTTATCTTTGAACCTATGCCATGTGTTAAGCAAGTCTCTTGCCTCACCCATCTCTAGCATACGCTGGCCATGCGCTAGGTTATCCAACTGTTCTTGTGTTGGCTTTGGCCTGCGCTTGTAAGTGCCACCCCATCTAGACGGTACAGAGCGTTTCATCTTTGATTGACCTTGCGCGGTGGTGTCTGATCTCGCGCTCGACAATGCCAAGCGCCTCCTCTAATTGCTTGACAGTACAGTTCTCTAACTGGGCATCATGTATGTCCATGCCTAAGTTCATGGCCTGCATCTCAGGACCGGTAAACACAAATCTACCCTTGCTCAACCCGCGCCTGCCCATTGTGAAGATTGCATTTTGTGCAACCTTAATCTCTTCTAGCCAGTCTTCACCCACACCCAGCATGGCCAGCGCCTCAGACACATTCATGGCGGCCACCAAGATGTCTATGTTGGCTCTCGTACCATCACCCTGCGTAATGCTGGTCAGTGCATCATGGTTCTTGATCCTGAGCAAGATGCCGGCTTCAGGCAGACTGGCCACTACTTTAAGACCAGCCTTCACCCACGACATCGTGTCTAGGCGTACACCTTTGGGTTTGTACTTGGATTTCTTTCTCATCACATCGTCCTTGGATTTGGTATTTCAATATCTAACTCATTGGATATATGCCGCAACTGTCTGGCCAGCATATGCACAACATGCGAGTGCTGTGCAAGTGACTCAGCCAGCAATATCACCTGATGTTCTAGGCGCTCAATCCGTTGTTCAATGGTTGGTAACTCTTCATTCATTCAAGTTCCTCCTTGACCAGCACGTCGACACACGGCTCTGCACCGTATAACTTCTTGATGTGCGCGCTTACTATCTGGCAATCATCCAAATAAACAATGCCGTTCAATGCATCGGTTATCGCCTTGGCTACGTTGTCCCAGTCTGGTTTCTTTGTATGCTTCTCAATACCCGCTAAACAGTCGCTGGTACGCTTCTTTGAGTAACTTTCTGGTATTGGCATACGGATATAGAGATAGATCGCTACAGCCGTTTCTAGTGGCTTTGTCTCACCCATCGCCAGTCTGGCTGACTCACGTACCACATCCTCGTAGTCCATCGTTTTCTTGGGGGTGTACGTTCGCACAAATGGCCCCCTGCTGGTGAATCTTGGCCTGCCCTTGCCAATAGGCACTCCATCCACCACAAAGTTCACCATGAATGTCATCTAAATCCCCTGTTAAAGACAATGCTTGATCAATCATAGGCTGAGGCAATCGATGCCCCTCCTTTACTTTGTCCAACCACCTATGCGCCTGCTCAATATTCATTTAAAAGCCCAGTACATCATGCCGGCAACCACTGCAAGCGCCAGCCCAACGCTATACCAGCGTGGCTCAGGCTTATGCTTTTCAAACCACTCAGGATAATCCTTGGGAAAAGCTTCTTGCAAAGTACGTGGGTACTTACGAGTTGTTGGCGTTGGCATCTGTACTTCCCAGAAAACGAGTTAGCCTGTCATCAGTACTCGCATACTGGCGACTCAGGTTGTCAACAATAAGATATTCCACCACGCTGGCTTGCGATCTGCGCTGGTCTTTGGCCGCACGAATCAGCAACTCCTTAGACGATGGACGGATACGAACTAGAACGGGTACATTTTTAATCTTCATAGCAACATTGTAATGCTATCACTGTGAAATCATGCAATTAGGGAATGTACTTAGCGGACAATTAAATTTGTATGTCCTATAATGCTTTCACCGTGAAATCATTTACGGCAACATCAACCTACCAATTATGGAGAGATGACTATGAAGTTCGGTACTTTCTGGCAAACGCTAGTACGCAAAGATTCCCCTGTAACCAGCATTGAGGCGGCCGCATCTGTGGACACCCCCAAGATGGAGCAACTTGTCTATGAGGTTATTGCCTCATTTGACCAAGGCTGTATTCAGGACGATGTCTTAGCAAACCTCCCCCAATACCCTTATTCCAGCGTTACGGCACGTTTCCGTGGCTTGCTAGACAAAGGGTACATCATCGACACAGGACTCACCCGCGCTGGTAAGTCTGGCCGTCAACAACGCATCTTAAAAATCAAGGAAAACCATGCCTAAACTTACATCAGACACCATGTTGTCTTGCTCCCAACTGCCTGCCATCTTGGGTCACTCCAAGTGGGCAAGCGCCAATGACACTTTGAACTTCTGCATGAAGTCTATCCAAGGTGAGTATGCCCGTACAGAAGCAGGCGAAGCCGCCAACTGGGGTAACGCACTAGAGGAATCCATCATCAAGGAGATAGCCAAGCGCCTTGGGATAGACAGCTACGTCATGCCAGACATTGCCTATAAACATCCTGAACTGCCACTGGCCGCCAGCGCAGATGCCATTGCAACAGCACCTTTGCTAGGTCTTACCATCAAGCATGATCCATCGATAGGTATTTATGTAGTTGGTGCAGATGAGATCGTCTTGACCGGCCAAGGTGTACTTGAATCCAAGTTAACCAAGATGGCTCCTGAAGAAGTCCTGCCCCTGTACCGTGGTCCTATCCAAGTCCAAGGCGTGATGATGTGTACCGGCCTGAAGTGGGCGGCCATTGGCTGTCTGTACTCAGGCGTTGAGTTACGCATCTACTTGTTCGCTTCGCATGAGCAAACGATGGACACCATTTGGAATGCCGCCATTGACTTTGAATCAAGGCTAGAGAACTTCCGCCAGACTGGTGAGACAGCATGGTATCCACCATCAGATAGCAAAGATGCTGATCGCGTCTGGCCAAACGCCAAAGAAGAAGACATCGATCTTGGTAACCAAGCTGAAGGCATAGCCAGTGCAATCGTTGCGCTCAAGGCAGAGATCAAAAACATGGAAGAGGAAGTATCTAAAAAAGAAAAGGACTTAAAGACGCAAATGCAAGAGTTCAGTACGGCTAAGTGTGGCAAGTGGCATATCAAGTGGCCAATGCGTCACTTCAAAGCACAGCCTGCTAAATCTACACCAGCAAAAGAAGCATATTCAATCCGTCAGTCAACTCTAACAATCAAGGAAGCCAAATGAAAGAAATCGCATCAGCCTTAGTCAAAGCCCAACGTCAGTTCGGTCCAGCCCTCAAGACATCTACTAACCCACATTTCCGTAGCAAGTACGCTGATCTGTCAGCCTGCATTGAAGCTGTCATTGATGCGCTAAATGACAATGGCATCTTTTTACTGCAAAAAAATTATGACTGCAATGATGGCATCATGTGCGAGACAGTGTTTGTGCATGAGTCTGGCGAAATGCTGGAGTGCGGCATTGTCCACTTCCCTGCTGTTAAACAAGACCCACAGGGTTACGCTGGTGCGTTGACTTATGCACGTAGGTATAGCCTTATGTCCGCCTGCGGCATTGCACCAGAAGACGACGATGGTAATGTCGCTAGTCGAAAGTTAGCGCCAGCAGTTAACCCATTGGACAGCGTCAAGCCTGCTTTAGTTGTACAAGTAGAAGCACCAAAGTCTGCACCAACTGGTGGTCCTGTCTTCACAATGGCCATACCCAACAAAGAGCCACGCATATACGATTCATCAGAGTCTTACATGAAGGGTACGGTTGAGTTGCGCGAAAAGGTAGAGAAGTCAGCAATGGCGGCACGTACCAAGATGACTAAGTTACGTGAACTGAAAGAAGCCAATGAAGAGCAAACCAAGAAGTTAGAAATCCATCACATGACAGCATTGCTTTCTGATTACCAATTGCGTTTAAAGCGACTAGGCGCACAACTGGGTGAAGGAGAGTCAGATGGAGAGCAGTGATTGGGCTGAGTTAGATATGCGCTACAGGGAGTATTGCCACCAGTGCCAAGTGGCTGGAAAAGTTCCTGTAGATTTTCATACTTGGTTACTTGGAAAGGACTAAGTTGAATAAGTTTGCACAGCAATTATTACTTGAGAGAACTACTCTTGGGTTAAACCAACAGGAAGTTGCTGATGCAATTTCCATTAGTCAACAAGCTGTTGCAAGATGGGAGACTGGTGCTTCTTATCCAAGGATGGCTGTGCTAAATAGGCTTTGTGATTTTTTTGAACATAAGTATTTAGAAAATGGCAATGAATCTTTTCTGCGAAATACTTCATCTGAAATTCCAAATGTATATTTAACGCAAAACAGTTTGTCTCATTGGATACGTCATGCAAGAAAGCGCAAGAATCTTAGACAGCAAGATGTTGCTGAAAAGCTTGGAATACTTAGATCAACAATAGCCCACTGGGAAACATCCAGAACTAAGCCAAGCAAAGAGATACTTGTAGAGTTTGAAAATCTTGTTGGGCAAACATACGAAGGAGATATTGAAAACAATAATTCTTCTTTTAAATCATTAAACAATGCTGACGTTGATGCAATATTGATTTGTTCTAGATTGCAAAAGACATCTACTTATGATCTTATTTTGCTAGTGCAATCTTTTTTGAAGGAGAAAAACGCATGACACATATAAACTGTTGGAGGAACTATGCGTAAACCAGTGGCCATTACAGCACCGTATAGAGTGTCTAAAGATGACTTCAACGATACGGAGAAGTTGTCTAAGGTGAAGCAGGAGATCATCCGTAACCCATCCAAGGAGGCACAGTTAATCGCAGAGGTTACTGTGCTAACTGAGTTGGTGCGCGCTTTGTCTGACAGAGTTAGAGAACTGGAGAGCAAATGACACCAGTTAAAACTCAGTGGGCTTCACCACCACCTTGGGCAAAGCCAATTTCAAAGTGCGAGACTTTGGGTATCTGCCAGTCTCTGCCAAAAAAAGTATGTACTAAATGTCCGCAAAGGAAAAACAAATGATTGAAAGCATCCTGACCATCATTTCTTTGTTGCTGATCGGTGCTTGTGTAGGGATTGGCGTGATCATCGCCATCCTCTACTTCAACATGGACAAAGACTAAGCTATAACAGCAAGTGCCTCGCGCACATGCTTCTCTCTGTCCGCCAGCCCGATGACACCACCATTTATGATCTTGGTGACCTTAACAAAGTCAAGGGCATCCGCTGGTGAATTGAGATTATGTGTTGACCAGAACCAGCCTGCTGTGAGGGCGGCATATCTAGGGGTTGCCACAAGATCAGGCTCCATAACAAAATCCACACCAAGCGCCTTGCCTGCGTGGAAATGGTTCGAGTGTCCGGTAAGCTGAACCAGACCTTTTCCCCTGAACCGATACCCGTCACCAGATGCTTCATCTCTATTCCCCATACGGTCTGCGTAAACCTTGTTGGCAATAGCCCGTGCGTTGCCTGCGTACTGGTTGGCAACTTCAATAGTAGGAAATCTCTTTGGCCATAACTTCATAAGCGTTGCCGCTTTGTAGTTCAGGTTCTCTTGCAACATCTTGAAGTTGCCACTCTCATGCGAACACTGGCCAATGAACATAGCCCGCTGGTTGCTGGTAACAATTCCAAATTTCTCAAATGTATTGTTCAGTGCATCTACCCACTCGACACCAATGTGTAAGCGTTTTAATTGTTCAGCGTTTACTGCCATTTGCTTTCTCCATTACTTGTTGGTAGGCATCGATGCAGGCGTTGAGTTGGTTGATTGCTTTGTCTCCGTCTGCGACGATTTGAGCAATAAGTCTGAGAGTCTCTGTGTCAGATTCGCTTGCCGCTTGACTGCTATTTCCGCTGGCAGGGGTGGGATTTCCATTGGTTTGTACGCAACTTGTGGACGGGAGGCGCACCCGACCAGCACGGATAGCACGATCAAGAGAAGACTGTTTTTCAGATATGGCATTGTTGGCCTCCAAAAGTTTTGATGATTGATCATTAAGTTGTTTAGCAAGTTCTTGTTCTTTGGTACGAGACTCTTCATTCTTGATAGCAATCTCTGCCTGCATCTCAGCATCACGCTCTACCCATCCCTTATGGTGGCCATAGCCATAGAAGCCAGCCAAGGCCAGTAGAACACCAAGTATTACCCAAGGGTTTGGAATCATGCTTCAGCCCTCGCTAAGGCACGTTCCTGCGCTATCTCTTCCTTGGCAGGGTCAACGTAGTCAGGCGGTGTGGTTGGCGGTGGAGGCGCTCTCCAGTCCTCATCCAACGGTGGGTTAATCCAGACAGGCAAAGCACCAGATGGAGTTGATGGTGCTGGCGCTGGCGCTGGAGTAGGGGCAGGCGGTGGTGGAGTAGACGACAGTTTGTCAGCGACAGTCTGTACACCCTTACGGCTCATCACCCCACCAATGCCACCTACGATCAATAGCACAATGTCGTTCAACATCTTGGCAAATGCTTGATCTATGGGAGCCATAGACTTGATTGGTTGTACAACAAAGGCAAGGCTGTACAGCATAAACATCACGATGCCAGCAAGAATTAAAGTGACGAGTAGGACCACAAAGGCCCAGACTCGTATCTCAATTTCTTCCTGCGTCAGAAGCCGGTTGGGATGGAATCGGTGGGGGTTGGACAATTGTTTTCTCCAGTATGGGGGCTACAAGATAATCGGGACAGTCTTGGGTGAACTGGCAGTCAGGACGCTGGCATCGCTTGGCAGGAAAGTTCTTTGGGTCTTGGCAAAAGTAGCGATAGCGATCATCGCATCCCACTAGCAATAACAGCAACAAGACATACTTCATTTGGTTTCTTTCAGTTCTTGTTTCAACTTACGTAATTCTTTTATCTCTCGCTTGAGTTGTGCTTTCATGTATAGCGTTTCAACGTACGCCATACTCGTTGCACCCACGACAACGCATAGCATCACGCCCATTAAAACCCATCCGACAAGTTTTGTAGTTGCCACATTAGCCACCCAAAAATTACAGAGATAAACATTATTGCAACCGCTCCACTTGTTAACTCAACAAACCTAATCTCTTCTTGCTCTTTGCGCCACCTTGCAAGTCTAGCCCTGCGAATCATCTCAGACCTAGCCCACGCCTGCTCTTGCTCAATCCGTCCGTACATCACCAAAAATCTACCATACAAATCTTTCAACTCTGCTGGCGCATACACCATTGCCTCACGGGTCTGCTCTAGCAACTTCTCCATCTGTAAGGTAACTAGCACCCTCTCAATTGCTTTCTTGCTGGTGTTCTGACTTGGGTCATAGTTAGTCTTGCTTGTCTCTTCCAGTTCTATGTAATAGTTGTTTATCTGTTGTTGTGTGTCAAAGAGAATTCCAAGGTTGTCACCAATTTCTTTGATTAGTTTTAGTTCTAATTGTTCGTAGGATTGTGCGGAGGCTGTTGTTTTGGTTGCTGTTTTGACTGGCGCTTTCGCCACAGGCTTTGTCGTATCACTTGCAGTCTTTTCTTTAGATGTGAACAGTCCAATGAACCAGCTAAAAATACCCTTGATTGCCTTAACGTCTGCCAAGACCCCTTCAACTGTTTTTTTAGCACCCTCCAACTCAAGCCTACCAGCGTGTAAATAATCGCAACCCTGTTTGATAGCAGAAAAAGCACCCTGCGCCAAAAGTAGGAGAGAGAAAGGGTCCACATCACAAGCCTAGCAACTTCTTAACAAAGTCTGCCGCCACGCCCGGTCCAAGCAGGACACACAGCATCACTGCATAAATCAGATATTCAATCTTGGCCATGCGCTTGTCGCCAACAGATAGAGATTCATCAATGCGCTTGTAACGCTCACTACACAGAGCTTCATGCACGGCCAAGCGTGTCTCAGTATCTTCAAGCATCAGGCCAACCCTGCGCGCCAACCACAGCAATCAAAGCAGGCACATCGGCACAGCCTGCAATAGCCGTTACCAAGCGTGAACACTCAGTTATCACAGCAGTTCTGTAAGTAGCCGTAGCCGTAGGAATATCCACATTGCGTTCTGCCTTGCGGATCACCATCCAATCGGTCTGAGCCAACAGTTTGTTTGCCGTGTCCTTGACTTGTGCAGTCCAGTTTGACTTTAAGCCCTTAGTGACCAAGCGTTCTGTAGAGTCAACCATTGCTGGCTTGCCATCCACTACGCCAAGAACCTTGACATACATAGGATTGCCATCCTCGTCAGACTCTTCTCTGTCGTTCAAGAGTTTAGGGTTGTCTGCACTCCAAAAGAATCTGTCATCGTATGTTGTGGTTACATCTGCAACCTCTGTAATGCCGACTGCTTGCTTCTCAGCAAGTGAGGTTAACCTAAGCCAATTCTGTGGGTATGAAGTTCCATTATGTGTAAATGGTGTATCAATATTTAATGGTTTGCCGTCAAGAAGAAACATATTCCTCGCTCCTTAAGTATGTTAGATTTTTTGTTTATTGCTTGTGTTGACTTGTCAGCCCATCTGCAATTTTTTGGTTCATAAATACCAAATGGGTTTATTCTGTCAAGACTTGTTCCTTCTGGTCTATTTCCCATATCTGCATAAAAGTTTTCAAACTTCATCCACCTATCACATACAGATATACCAGAACCACCATATCTCCAATAACCCCTACCATTTTTGTTGGTGCATCTTTCCTTCATGCTTCTCCAACTTGTATATTCTCTTGTAAAAGTCATGTGGTGTTTTTTAGATTTCTTTCCTCTTGCTATGGCGTTTTCTTTTACAAGACACCCGCAACTTTTTGTGTTGCCATTTTTAATTCTTGTTATTCCTATTTCTTTTTCTGTACCGCAATCACATTTGCACATCCATTTATAACTACCTTTTTTATCTTGTACTGTTGGGTATAAAGCAGTTAGTCTGTTGTATTTATGATTTGTAATATCTACAAATCTATGTCCCTTTTTTGCTTCAACATACAAGTTTTCATTCATATCTAAAACGAAAGGAGTGTCGTTGTGTTTAAACATATTGTTCCTTATCGGGCGAGAGCGTTGCGGAAAGGGTTTTCGGCAAAGGTCATATATACATAAGAACCTCCCGATGCGTTATAACCAACCCAAGTATTGCGAACTTTAAATCCGTTTGATAAAGAATCAATTTGCACATTACCCGGAGCCAATTCCTGATTTGAATTGTTGGCATTTAAATAATCTGGCATTGTGTTGTAGGGGTCACGTGAGGTATCCCACATACCCCAAACTTCTGCTGAATCTGTTCGCTTAATCATAATCCAACGAGGTCTAAACCCCGTGTAAATAAAAGGCCCATCAGCAGACCCGTTACCCGTGTACGAACCAAAGGCTGAATACCCTGCTACTGCGGAAAAGCAGTAGGCTACAAATGTTCCACCATTGCGGTTTACATTGGATACAGTTCCTAGCGTTACAACAGACGATGATGGTGTGGTGTTATTCCAAACTGTTGATAGAGTTTGAAATGACAAAGTTGCATCAAGTTCTAGATAGCCTGTGTTACCAGTAGAGATGTGATAGCAAAGCCATCCGTTTACATTGCCACGCTCTTTAATAATCACAAAACTAGGTGCTACACCAAGCCCGTGACCAAAGGTTGCACCAGCAGAGCCGTTTCCTGTGTATGTAGCCACGCTAAAGCCTTGCGTAGCACCAGCACTTACAGTTGATGTGATAGAGCCGTTAGTGTTGGATGCGGATGTTGTTCCCGCTTTCCATTGCCAGCCGATGTAAGTAATACTGCTTTGGTTGTTATTTAAATCAGTTCCTAAAGTAAATCCATTTGATGCAAATGCAGTTAAAGACTGAGCAACAGTAGATTCAGCATTTGTTGCGTTTGAGTACAACTCTATCCCAGCACCACGCACAGAATCATATAAACGATGACTGAAAGATGCACTATTGCGAGATTTAATCCAAACAAAATCAGGTTGAAACGATGTAGTTCCATTGGTGTTGGTGATGGTTTGCGCTGTACCACCATTGCCGTTATAAGTCGTAGCCGCCATATAAGCCGCACCATTAGTGATGGTTGATGCGGGTAGGTTATAGGTGTTTAGTGCAACAAAGCCAGTTGGGGGTGTGTAGGTGAATGGGCGTTGACCGAAGTTCCAATTTGCTGTGTATCCATTTCCTGTGCCGTCAGATGTATTGTAAAAAAACCAAGGTTGTGCAGTTGTTGGTAGCGTGATTGCACCTTGACTTGTGTTATTTAAATAAAAAGTAACTGTGCCAGCATCAAGATTAAGGGCTATACCAATCACACTTCCAGACACAAAATAGCCACTTCCGTAAGAAGAGGCCGCAAATGAGCCAGCAGTCCAAATACCTTTTTGACCATTAGCCGCAAGACCATTATTTGCGGCAGTATAATAAACAGTGTTATATCCGTTAGAAGAATCTGTCCAATTTTCTTTTGTTGTTACACCAGTCATTACGTAGTTATCGTTAGGCGTAGTATTGGTAATGCTAGTCCAAGTAATTTCAGCGTAAAACTTACCAGAAGTTGCGCCAAATGTAGCGGCGGCCCTTGGAGAATTGTTGGCAGTCGCTTTTGTTAGCGTTAGGTTTCCGTTTGATGTAGTAATGTCTGCGCGGTCAATGTCATTGATGTTGGACACAGCATAATTAGCCGCAGTCGCACTTGTCAGCGTTGGCACATCTTGCATGGAATCATAAGTAGCACCAGCAGTCACGCTAATGTTGTTAGGTGTCCAGTTGTTGCCGTTGCCAGAGTAGTCCTTGCCGATAGTGGCGGCTGTG